CAAGATAGTCTATCTGCTAAATGATGTAAAACCATATCTCCAAGAAAAATAGCTACATGATTTAAAGTTGGGTGCATTATCGACATTAATAACACATCACCTTTTTCACATGGTTCGTCTGGTCTAAGTTCTCTAAAACCTGTTCGCCAGGCATAATCTTCAAACAAAGGATTTTCTAAAAACTCTTGAGGAGTCATACTTCTTTTATAATCCTTAAGTTTTATACCTTTTTCTTCTTTGTACCAATCAACAACTAAACTCCAACAGTCAGTTACACCCCACACCCATTCACGACCTAATAACGGTGGCTTATAACCGCATGGCTCTAAATATGCCCACTGTTCAGTTTTAGGATTTACGATATGCCACGGTAATTTACTATTTTCACAACTAATTTTATCTGCCTGACTAGGATCAGGAGGTGTTATAGGGTGGCTATGAACAACACCAATGATTTCACCCACATTATCTGCTTTTACATAATCTTCTGGGTCGATGATAAAACACTGATTATCTGTAAGTGAAAGATTACGACAAGGATAATATCGTTCTTTGCCTTTAACATTTAGTAAAAGTCCACAAGATTCTCTGGGATCTTCACGTTGAGCATGAAGTAATGCTTTATATTTCCAACTCATTGTGTAAACGTACCAATACTAGGAAATAAGGCACGAGTGCATTGACGCTTGGGTGCTCTAACTCCAGCCATATCAATAGCTCCTGCTAATTCAAATTCAACTACCTCTCTATTTTCTGCTGACTTTCTATCTACTGTATAGACTTGACGTTTAAATTCTGCTGTAGGATCAGGTGTTCCTAAAGGATTACTACCACCACTAAAATTTGCAGCGTCAATAAATCTTGCCATTGTTCTAATTCTTGTAAACGTAGCACCTGTTAAATCATTACCAGCAGTTGTTTGATTAACAAGTAACAATATGGCTGATATAGTTCCTAAGGCATTACTTACGACAAGTTTTGGTCTTGGAATCTGACCACGTTGATATGCAAAACCTGTAGCCTCTATTGGAAATCTTTGATAAGAATTTCCAGCCCAAACTATCTCTCCATTCGCATTAAGGTTAGATCCAGAATGAAATCTATATATAGTTGTCGCACCATGTAAAGAATTATCTAGCTGTAGTGTAAAAAGTTCAATAATTGCAGAAGGATTTATTTTTTGAACTTCACTAAATACAGGATCAGTACTCATGGTTCAAATACCTCTCTAAATGTTGCTTGTATTGTTGCTCTGTTTAAATAGGGTATGGATTTACTCCATGTTTCGCATACAAATTTAGATGAACTAGCCTCTCCTGGTGGAGTAAAGTCGAAACTAGCACTGTCATTTGCCCTCGCATCTAAAAATGTTTCTATAGTATCTGCATCTGTCTCCGACACTTCAAACTTAAGATTAAATATCTTGGGGTTTTGATGTTGAGCTAAACCAAATAATATTCTATGTTCATAGCCATCAGCAAAACGTACTGTTCTAGTATTAGGTGC